TGTGTTGAGTGATTCCTATGTCCTTTCTCCGCGTGCGGCGGCGGCGGCACAGTGGGCACTCCACGCGGCAAGTACGGCGTATGCTGCCGTTTTGGCAATCATCAATCTACGCACTACGCTTGCCGCTGCAGCTACCGCTGCGTGGGCATTTGTGACGGAGGGGTTAAGTGCCGCGTGGCGTGTCCTGAACATCATCATGTATATGAACCCGATCGGGCTCGTTATCGGGCTCGTACTCGTTGCGATAGGCGTTTTCGCCGCATGGGTCATGCATACATACGGGCTGAGAAATGCACTCGCGAGCGCGTTCAGTGCGATGGCGGGGATTGTTGCAAATGCCGTGAACTTTATGATCGACCGCATCAACAATCTGATTCAGCTGATCAACAAGGCGGCAGAGGGCATCAATGGGCTCTTTGGCACAAATATCGGTGCCGTCGGAGAGATTGAGTACCGCGCCGATCCGGGACAATGGAGTAAAGATGCAGGGGATTTTGTGCAGAACTTTGACATCCATAACTATATCCCCGGGATTTCCGGTGGGCTGACGCCTGACGCGTCGGGCTATACTCCTGCGGGTGGCACACCGTTTGACCCAACGGGTGACCTTGGCAAGGCGGGCAAGGAGACGGCGGACAATACGGGTGCCATCAAGGACGCGATGGAGATCACGGAGGAGGATCTGAAATATCTGCGCGAGGCGGCGGAGCAGGAGGCAATCAACAAGTATACGACGGCGACAGTGCAGATCGACATGGGCGGCGTGAGCAACAATATCGCGAGCGGCGTTGATGTGGACGGAATGATGACCTATATGAATGACAGCCTCATTCAGGCGATGGCGGCGGGCGCGGAGGGGGTGCATCCGACATGAGTTATTACTTCTTCGTCGGCGATACGATGCTCCCCGTGCCGCCCGCAAAGATGTCCATCAAGATCAAGGGGAAGAACAAGACCATCAACCTCATCAACGAAGGCGAGGTTAACATCATCAAAAAGCCCGGACTGACGGAGATCGCCTTTGATGCGCGTCTGCCGAACCGTCCCTATCCGTATGCGGATTACGACACATCGCTCACAGATTCCCTTGCAGGGATGCTCTTCGGCAGCAGTTTCAGCTTCAAAAAAGCGTCACATTTCCTCTCGGCGTTCAAAAAAGCGAAGGAAACGCAGTACCCGATGCAGCTCATCATCTGCCGCATGTCTGGGGCGTTTTCCATGCTCTTTGACACGAATATGCTTGTGACACTTGAGGATTACAGCATCAACGAGGACGCAAATGACGGGCTCGACGTGACGTGTCCACTGAAATTCAAACAATATCGCCCCTACGGGACGAAAGAATGTGAGGTGACGAAGGATGAGAACGGCGTTGAACATTTGACGGTGAAAGAGACGCGCCCTGCCATCGGGCGGACGATTCCGACGGCGTACAAAGTGCGTAATGAAAAATCCATCTGGGAGGTTGCAAAAGGAATATCGAACGGCGGTATCGACTGGCGCGACATCATGAGTAGCAATGGGATCTCGAATCCTGTTGCGGGGCTTCCTGCAGGGGCGGTGATGCACATTGTCTGATTTTGTCTCGGGAGACAAGCCGTCTCTCGGTGCGGCCACTCCCAAAAATGATAAACAGCTCCAGCTCATCATCCACAACAAGGAGACAGATAAGTATTACTGGCCTGCGGTGCTCGATGATGTGTGCTGGGAGACGTGCTGGAAAGGGCAGCCGGGAAAGCTCACGTTCAAGGTCGTCAAGGACGAGGCCCTCGATTTCCACGAGGGCGACGTTGTGCAGGCGAACTATGGCGGCGTGAATTTCTTCTACGGCTATGTATTCGCACAGAAGCACAGCAAGGACAACGTGATTGATGTGACTGCCTACGACCAGATGCGCTATCTCAAAAACAAGGACACCTATAATTTCGTCAACCTAACAGCGGGCGAGGAGATCAAGCGCATCGCGGAGGATTTCCAACTACAGGTCGGAGAGCTCATCGACACGGGCTACACCATTCCGAAATTTCGTGGGGCGAACAAGACGCTCATGGACATTATGCAGTCGCTCCTTGACATGACCACGGAGAACACGGGGCGGCTCTATGTGCTCTATGACGATTTTGGCAAGCTCACCGTCAAGGACGTGGAGACGATGAAGATTGACCTCCTGATCGACGCGGAGACGGCCGAAGATTTCGCGTATGAGACATCGATTGACAAGGACACGTACAACCGCATCAAGCTCTACTATGATAACAAGGATACGGGCAAGCGCGACGTGTGGATGGCGGTCAACAGCGCGGATATCAAGCGTTGGGGCGTGCTGCAGCTGACCGAATCCGTGAATCCACAGAAGGCAATGAACTTCGGGCAGATGGCAGATACAAAGCTCAAGATGTACGACCGCGTAAAGCGTACGCTCACCATCAAGAACGCGTTCGGTGATCTGCGCGTGCGTGGCGGCTCGATGCTCTACATCAATCTGCGGCTCGGCGATCAGACGCTGACGAAGTGCATCATCGTTGAGAACGTGAAACACACGCTGACGCAGGGGCATCATACGATGGATTTGACGGTGAAAGGAGATGTGATTACGGGATGAGCGCGCAGCTGTTACAGACGATGCAACGGCTTGTCCAGCAGACGCAGGGAAGCAGCGATCTTTCGGACTGGTGCCTCGGCGAGGTGATCGGCGTCGCACCGCTGACGATCCGCATTGAGGGCAAGGACGAAGTGACGGAGGAATTCCTCGAGCTGACCGACGCCGTGCGCGACTATGACGTGGACATCACCGTCAGCCACACAACGGAGAATCGCGGCGGCGGCAGCGGCTATGCTGAGTTTCAGAGCCATAACCACGATTACAAGGGGCGCAAGAAAATCACCGTGCACAACGGTCTGCATGTCGGTGAGACAGTGATTCTCCTGCGGCAGTCGGGCGGGCAAGGCTTTGTCGTCCTCTCGCGCAACCGCGACCATACGAATCTTTCGGGACAATGGGGGTGATACGATGGCACTGCTTCCTGACACGAGCACGTCAAGTCTCGGCGAGACACTCGCAGGCGCTGATCTGCAGCCGAATACGACGTACCGGATGCAAATCGAAGAGGAGCGGATCCAAGGCGCACTCACGGAACGCCTCGCGGCGGTCGAACAGGCGGCGTATAAAATCCTCAATACGGAGCGATATGAATACGTCATCTATAGCTGGAACTACGGTGTGGAACTCGCTGAGCTATTCGGCAAGCCAATCCCGTATGTCCTCTCGGAGATTCCGCGCCGCATCCGTGAGGCACTGGTGCAGGATGACCGCATCAACGATGTGACGGATTTTGACATTCGCTATGTGCGCAGTAATGCGCAGGGGCGGCGCGGTGATGTGCTCGCACGTTTTAGGGTGCGGAGCATCTACGGGGACATCGCCATGGAGAAGGGGGTGAGCATCTAATGTATGAAAAAGAGACACAAGAGGCGATCCTTGCGCGAATGCTGAAGAATGTCCCGCACGACGTGGATAAGCGCGAAGGAAGTATTATCTTTGACGCGGCGGCACCTGCATCGATTGAGTTCATGTTGCTCTACGCGGAGCTAGATTATTTCCTGAAGAACACCTTCGGCGACACGGCAGAGCGGACATATCTTATCCAGCGTGCACGCGAGCGAGGGCTAAAGCCGAAGGAGGCGACATCTGCCGTCGTAAAGGGTAAGTTTACCCCGCCGACGCTGAATATCCCGCTCGGTACGCGTTACTCATGCGGAGCGGTGAACTATGTTGTAACGGAAAAGCTAACGAGCGGAGAATACCTGCTGACCTGTGAGACGGTCGGAACAGCAGGGAATCTTCCTGCGGGGCGGCTTGTGCCGATTGACTACGTCGAGGGATTGCAGACGGCGGATCTTGTTGAGATTACGATTCCGGGCGAGCCCGAGGAGGAGACGGAGCATTTCCGCGCGCGTTATCTGGCGAGCTTTGACAGTCAAGCATACGGCGGCAATATCGCCGACTATCGGCAGAAGGTAAACGCGATCCACGGCGTTGGCGGCGTGAAGGTCTACCCTGTGTGGAATGGCGGCGGGACGGTGCGCATTGTCTTTATGACGAGTGACTTCAGACCGCCAACGGCAGAGCTCGTGCAGAAGGCACAGACGGCAATCGACCCCGAGACGAATCACGGGGAAGGTATCGGCATCGCCCCCATCGGACACACGGTGACCGTTGAGGGGGCGAAGAACGAGGCGGTGAAGATCGGGCTACATCTTTCCTTTGCGGCCGGCACGTCTTACGCCAACTATAAGACGCAGGTAGAGGAGACGATAGACGCCTATTTTGCGGAGCTAAATAAGGGATGGCAGGACACGCAGCACGCCGAGATCGACAACGTGAGCAACTAATCTGCTCAATCATCCACTTGGTCCAACCATAAGGGTTGGTTGCG